CATGGTCGGCACTGTTGGCGCGGGGGTGGCCTGCGCGAGCTGAACGTTGTCGTCCACCGGCTGCGCCTCAGTCATGTCGTCGACAGCGCCGTCGGTGGCGTAGCCTGTGCGACCGCCGTGAGCGCGCCCGGTTGCCGTCGGCGACACCGCCGCGCGCAGTGCCTGCTGCAGTTCCAGCACGCGTCGCTGCGCGTCCAAGACCGCGGGGTCTTGCGTGTTGTTGCCAGCCGCCCCGAGCGCGCGCGTGTAGTCGTTCTGCGCGACTTTGAGGTTGGCCTCGATGTTCGCGATGTACGCCGGGCCACCGGGTACGCCGGCGCCCGCCGTCGAGCCGGACGTAGAGGCGACAGCCTTGCCGTACAAGGAGTTGCGAAGCAGTTCGTTGAGGTTGGCGAACGGGACCGGCACGCCGGCATCGTCGAGGCCGTAGCCCTGATCGGCAAGACGTTTGGCGGCCTCGCTGGCCTGCGCGAGAAACTGCGCCTTCTGTTCTGCGGGCAGCCCCGGCGTCTGCGAAGCGCGGTAGAGTAGGTCGGGGTTATCGGCGAAGCGCAGCTTCGCGAACGGCGACGAGGCGAGCTGTTCGCGGGCCTTGGCGGGATCCGCCAACGTCGGGGTGTAGTCGACGCCGCTCAGGCGGTAGTAGCGGGCCATAGCCGCCTGCAGCGCCTTGTCCATATCGGGGGACATGCCGGGGCCGCCGCGCAGCGCGACATCAGAGGCCATCATGCCGATCTGTTTACCGACGCGATCCATCATGTTGATGTCGAGGCCTTGCTGCTTGAAGCTCGCGGCCAGCGCCTGCGGCGCGGCCTCGGAGAGGCCTTGTCCGATGGCGACGCCAAGGTACGGCGACGGCGACGCAAGCATCTTGCCGATGCCGCTGACGACCGGCATCACCCAGTTCTGGTTGCGGTCGTACCAGTCGCCAGCTCGGTCGAAAAAGTCACGGTCCTTCGGAGGCGGCGGCGCGACGCCCGACGGCGCGGGAAGCGGTGTCGTGGTGATACGGTTTGGATCGTTGGCACCCGGCGGCGTTACAACGCCCGTAGGCGCAGGAGTAGGGGCCGGTTGCGCGGCGGGAGGCGCGCCCGCCGCGCGCTGTATCTGCGCCTTGAGAATTTCAACCTGTTCCGGATTATTCGGGTCGACTTGATCCGGGTCGATCACCCGAACGGGAGCACCGCCGCCTTCGTAGCCATGCCTCCCCACAAGGCCTCCAGCCGCAAAGTGATTAAAGGGGTCGGGCATCTCGAAGTTCTTGTCTTCGGAGACGAGGCCCATGGGCTCTTCGCCGTTCAGGCCCGGTACATCGGTAATGCGCGGCGCGAGGCCTGCGCTGCGCCGCGGCGGCGGTGTCTCGGTGCGCATGTGCGCCTCGGCCGGCGGCGCGCCCCCGAGGATCTTGGCGACGTAGTCCTCGGTCGACATGTTGACGTCGCGCGCGCCGTCGGCGCGCGCCTTCGCCAGCGGACGCCCGCTGTGCCACATCGAGGCGGCATCGGCGAGGTTGCCGTGCTGGTTGAGGTACTTGCCGAAGTGGTGCTCGAAGACGCGCTCCTGAGCCTCCGGGCTCTTCAGGAATTCGGCGGGCGTCATGCGCCGCCCGAGGGCCTCCTCGGTCCAGCTCGGGATGTTCGCGCCCATGACTTGATACTTGCCGTGCGCGCGATCACCGCGAACCATCGGGCCCATGGCGGCGTAGTTGTCGCCGCTCTCGACGCGCGAGATCAAGCCCTTGGCGTGCTCGATGTCGATGCGCCCGCCGTCCTTCGCGAACATCGACGCGGCTTTCAAACCCGCGCCAACTACAGGCCCAACGCCGGGAATAAAATTGGCAAGAGTCCCGGCAAGACCAAGAGCATCTTTTGCGGTGGTGTCTTTTTTACCGCCGCCTACGCTGCCGCTCATGTCGAGGTTATGTTCGGGTAAATCGGGCGGCGTTGCGACAGCGTCAGCCACTTCGCCGCCCTCATCGTAGCCGATGCGGCCGCCGTGCGCGGCAAACATTTTTGAAAGTGAACTGGCAATATTGACAGCTGAATTTGCAGCCCCGAGGCCAGCTCCGATAGCGCCCATTGCACTCCCGCCACCGCCACCGCCGGCGCCGCCAGAAAGATTATGAGTGGGCAATTTGGCGGGTGTTATCTGCTTCTTTGTAAGCTGGCCGAGGACCGTGTCGTCGCCGCCGCCGGGGATCGCCGGCGTCTCGTCTTCGGCCACGTCGCCGCCGCCCTCGTAACCGATGCGGCCGCCTCGCGCGGCAAACATCGACAGTCTCTCGACGTCTTCCGTCGGCAACGCATCAAGCGACGCTACCGCGGTTTCGGGCGCAAGTCCGGATCCTGCGTCAGCAACCCGCGTCGGGGTGGCGGCACCGAGCCCGCTCGTTTGCGTCGGAGCGGCGCTTGCCGGCTGCGCCGGCGCAGGCAGGTCGGTGCTCGTGATCTTGTTGCCGCCAGTCGTCGAGCCGTCTTGCGGCGCGCCGCTGGGCTGGCGGTCGAGTTCCCTCTTGGCCCATTTGTAAACGTCTTGGCCGCCCTTGTAGACATCCTCGCCAGTTCTGTAGGCCCCGACGGCATTCTTGACGCCGCCTATGGCCTGCGACAGGCCCGTGGACTGCTGTTGCTGCGGCAAGGACGGAAGCGAACCCTTGAGGAGGGGCGACGCTTTGGCGACACCCGGCGACCACGCTCCCGGCTTGTGGGGCAGTTTGCCGTTCGCGCCATGCGGCGTCGTCCCGCCCATGGGGTTGACCAACGACTGCAAGAGCTGTTGCGTGTAGGCGTCGACGCCCGGCGTCACCGCCCCCGCCGTGGCAAACGCGCGACGGGGCGCGAGCCCGCGCAGCATCTCGTCCACCTCCGGGTTCGCGCCCGGCACCGGGGTGCCGCCGCTCGCGAAGCCGAGGCCCGCCATGCTGGGATGCACGGCACCGCCCTCGGACGACGGCATCAGGCCGCCGGCGTAGGCATGCGGGCGCTCGGCATGCTCGGTCGCCATGTCGTAGTCGACGACCTTGATGCCCTCGGGCGTCTCGCTGACAGCCTCCGGGTGGTGCTTTTCGACGTCCTGCGCCGAGAGGCCGATCTGCGGCTGGTTCGAGCCCTTGTACTTGAACTTGATGATCTTCTGGCCGTCGTGAGTGCGGCCGATCTCGGTGATGTCTTCCTTGACGCGTTCGTCCGAGAAGAACGGCGTCGGCTGCCCGGTGACGCCGGATGTCGTGCTGCCGTAGAGCGGGCCGGTGCCCATCGCGATGTTCGCGAGGAACTGCGCGACCTGAAACGGGTACCCCTGCTGCTGCTGGTACTGGTTGTAGAGGGCCGCGTTGAGCTGCTGCTGGGTCTGCTGCTCCAGCGTGCCGGCGCCAAGCAGCGCCTGACCGCTCGCCAGCCCCGTCTGCGTGCCCATCTGGCCCAGTCCGGCGAGGCTCTGCGACACGCCCTGCCCGTAGCCGAGGAGGCCCTGTCCGAGGCCTTGCTGAGCCTGCGCAGCCGCCATGGGCTGCTGGAAGGCCTGCTGGCCGATCTGGAGGAGCTGGGGCGAGAGCTGCTGCATCGCGGCCCGGTTGGCCTGCTCGGCCCCGAGGCCCACGCCCTGCTGCTGCTGGGCCGCCTGCAGGGCCTGCCCGTAGCCTTGCGACAGGAGCCCGCCCTGAGCCTGCTGCGCCGCCAGACCCTGCTGGCGGGCCAGATTTGCGGCCGCAATCGAGCCCCTGTCGCCGCCAAAGGCTCCACGCATGGCCTGCGAGCCCATGAGCTGGCTCTGCTGCTGCTGCTGCTGCTGGTACAGACCCTGCATCGTCGGTGCAACTACCGACTGCAGGTAGGGGTCCATGTACCGCCCGATGTCGAGCTGCCCCGGGTTAACCGACTGCGCGCCGGCCAGCCCCGCCATCGTGGCCGCGCCCGTGTAGGGGGCCCCCGCCGCCTGCGCCGCGCCGATGTTCTGCCCCGCCTGCCCGTAGTAGGGGAGGGCCGCCTCGGCGGATCCTGTCAGGGCCGTCGTCGCCGCCTGCTGGTAGGGCTGGTAGCCCTGCCCCGCCGCGGCGATCTGGTTGATGCCGGCCTGCTGGGTGCCCGTTATCGGCGCGACGAACTGGCCCTCGTAGGGCTTGAACGGCTGCTGCGCGACCTGCTCGGCACGCTGGTTGACCGCGTTGTAGCGCGCCTGAACTTCCGGCGGGATCGTGGTCTGCTGGGTCTGGTACGTCGTGCCGCCCGAGCCGCCCTTGCCGCCACCGAACGCAAGATGCCGCCGCGCAACCGGCGGGGCTCCGTCGCGGCCCATGAAGTCCTCGAAGGGGGCCCCGTCGTTCCATATCTTGCGTTCAGAGAACATCAGTGTTCAGCCTTGTTGGTGGCGCCGGTCTCGGCGCCGATCAGCCAGTAGGCGCCGGCGGGCTTCCCGAAGATGCGCTCGTAGAGCCGCACCTTCCCTTCCGTCCGGCTGTTCGACAGGATGCCGATCATCAGGGGCATCTCAAGTTTCGCTGCGGCCGCCTTGGCGAACTCGCACAGCTTGCGCGCGCGGCCGCCCTTGGCGCTGCGATACTCCGGGTGGACGAACACGCCGCGCTCTTCCAGCACAAGCTGGTCGCTGTACCAGAGCTTGCAGGTGCGGAGCAGGATGCCGCCCTCGAAGTGATCTGCGCCCGGGGTGCCAATCACGCCGCAGATGCCGCCGTCGCGATTGAGCGCGGGCCACACCTCGGCGAGGAGCTTCTGCGCGTCGGGCTGCACGAAGCCGTTCTCCTCGCTGCCTTGCAGGCAGAGATCCATAAATTGATGAACGTCTTCGGGTGTGCCGACGCGTACTCGGATGTCAGTCATCTGCTTCTCCTCAAGCATTGACGGGGTTGCGGACGTGCTCATTAGTCTTTCTTCGGCCCGGGGAGGCTTTCGAGTGTCTTGATGGTCTTCGCGCGGAACTTCTTGACGAACTCGTCGAGGATCCTGTGCCCGTCGTCGAGCGAGCCCTTGCCGAGCCGCACGACGTCCTCGGGGTGGATCACGTACTCGCCGCCGGCGGCGACGATGGGGACCGTCGCGCTGCCGCCCTCCGCCTTGCCCGGCATCGGCGCGTTGTAGGGCAGCACGTCCTCGACGTAGGGTTGGTCGCCTTGGGCGTCGTAAGGCTCGCCAGACTGGCCGTAGGGCGCCCCCGCGCCCGCCTTCGAGGCGCTGTAGAAGGGTGAGCTGAAGATCGACTTGGCGACCTTGAAGCCCGCGGTCGTGTTGCCCTCGCCCATGGCCGAGATGATGTCGGCCGGAATGACGTAGGCCCCGGAGGGAACGTGCATCGGCAGGTGGTCGGTGCGCCCGGCGACGGCGCTGTGGATCGCGCCGGTATGGACCTTGCCGCCGGTGGCGCGCGGCTTGCGCGCGGTGTTCAAGGCGGCAGCGATGGCCTGTTCGCGCGGACGCCCTGACGAGAGCATCTCGCGGATGTTCGCGCTGATCGTGGCCTGCGAGGAACCGCGCTTCAATGGCACTCAGACACTCCGGGTAATAGGGTATAGTACCGCGTGCGGCGTCGCCTCTGAAGATGACGGTATGTCAGGCTACCTGTGTGACGGAGACGATGATCGAGGGCACACCGGGCTCCGCCGGGGGGCCCGCGGTCGCCGCCGCGGCGTATATGCCCGCCGTGGTGGCGGTGCCCGCCATCCACAACTCATAGTAATCGCCCGCGGCCGTGCATTCGAGGTTAATGTTCACGGCGAGGATCGTCGGCTCCGCGTTCAGGCAGACGACCTTCGTGTTGCTGTAGGTGACGTCGGAGCCGTTCTTCCTGAACCAGATCGAGCATGTCTTGTTCGAGGCGAGTGCCTGCACGACGGCGGAGACCACGAAGATGTAGGTGCCGATGGCGGGCAGCGTGATGCGCGAAGCCTTGCCGCCCGAGGTCACGAGGCTGATGCCCGCCGTGCTGTCAGTCGTATTGAAGGTGATGACTTGCGCCGTGTTGGTCGCGGCAATGGTCTGCGTCGTGGTGTCGTAGACCATGATGTGCGGCGTCGGGCCGACCCGGTACGTCATTAGATCACCCCCCAGCCGGTGTTGTTCGATACCATGGTGATGCTCTGGTACTGGACCGGCAGGAGCTGCGTCGCGGCGCCGTCGATGAATTCGCCGCCGGCGGCGGCCACGGTAATGACGCCGGTGCCGCTGTTCTTCACGGTGTAAATCTGGCCCTGAATGCCCGCCGCCGTGGGCAGCGTCACGGTGAACGTGTTGGCCGTGCAGTCGACGACGCAGTCGTTCGCCGTGACCGTGTAGGTGCCGCTGACCGGGGTGTACTTGACCTTCAAGGCCCCGCCGAGGGCCGGCTGAATCAGCGTCAGGAAGTCGCCCATCAGGCGTTGGATGCCGTTGATGGCAACGACACCGTTCTTCTGGGTAGTGAGAATGTCGTCTAATGAGGCCATCAGAATTTCCCGGCGGGAGTGACGCGGTAACGCGGGGCACCGATGCGCCAGAACGTGTCGACGTCGTTGCTCTCGAACTTGATCGACACGAGCCTGCCGCGCAGTCGGGGCGTGATGTACTGGGTCACCTGCGTCATCGAGTACGGGCCGTGGACACGCGGCGTCTGGCCGGGATAGTCGGCGACGTAGAAAGTCATCAGCAGCTCGGCGTTCTGCGCGCCGTTGTAGTAACCCCACTTGAAGTCCGGCCAGACCTGATCGATGAACGACAGCAGGTCGCCGTCCTGCAGGGTGAAGTATCCCGTCTGGAAGCTTGAGGACATCGGCTGGCCGTCAGCATTCGGCGACGTCTCGTGCTGGAAGATGAGGCCGCTTGAGGAACCGCCAATTGGCGGCCCGAGGACCGACTGGTCGATCCACG